GTAGTTTGTAAAGAAAATCAAGTGGACGCGCCAGCGTGCGAAGCGTTGTGTTGGACGCCAACGCGTCAGAGAAAACAGCGCCAATCAAGTTGGCGGTTGAAAAGTTTTTGAATGTATCGCTTCCAGGTCTTTGCGCCACTGCTGATGTGATGGATGCTGAACGATCAAGATCGCGCATCAAATCGTCAACTTGCCTTGCCTGTGACTCTGAGAGCGTCTTGTTAAGCTCTTCTGCGCGTGATCTTAACTGTTGGCGTAACTTGGCCTGGCTGAATATATCCATGCCTGTCGTTGCATCTGGAGCCGCCATAGTTGAGCGCGCTTTAACTTCTTGCAACACACGCATTTGGTCAATGGGCCTACTCATCTTTGAGTATTGCGACAAGTAATCCTTAAATCCTGGCGATGCTGACTCAAGCACATCATCCAAAACATCACGCACTGCAATCAATTCGCGTGACGCCAAACGCAAGCCAGGGTCAGACTTTTCAAGCGCACCTGATATGGCGTCATTAATGTCCTTGCGGACGTTGTAAATGCGCTCTGGCGTATCGCCAGCGTTCTCAATGCGTCCGCGTAACCACGTCATGGCTTTTTCAACGGGTTGGCGATTACCTGTTGCGCCAGACAGTACATTCTCAACGGCAGCAGTGATGGGTGTCGTTGCAACGGGTCCAAATTCGTTCAGTGATTTGGCGAATGCCGCTTCACGCATGGGAGCTGTAACCGCTGAACGTTTGGCTTCCGCCGCGGCGATTGCCTCCGGCCCGCCGCCAGATAAACGGTTTAGCAACTGCATTCTTGCTGCATTGCTTTCCGATATGCGTTGACCAATTAAGTTTTGGACATCAAGCGTTTTTGCTAATGGGTTTTGCAGCGCCATCAAGCCAGGGTCCATGGACGCTTCAGCAGTCATGGGGCGTGAGCCAGGCACATACTCTTGTGCACGCAATAGCGCTTGTTGTGCGCGCTCAGGATTCGTGGCGGAACGTTGCAACACTTGACCGGCAATCACTTCTCTACCTTCTTGCGTGAATGGCGATACAACCTGCCTTGCACGCTGCGCAACGTTTCTTCCAACGATTGGCGCTGTACCTGGTGCAACGGAACCAATAACGCCAAGACCGAGTTGCGCCAAAGGTCCAAGCCCTTCTTCGCGCCCTAGACTGGCGGCAGTGGCGCCTGTGCCAGCGGCAATGGCTTGCGTTCGCGGATCTGTTGCAAGCGTCCTTAATACTTCTCTTAAAACGGGTGATGTCACGGCTTGCGATGCCAAGCGAGCGCCACCGGCAAGCGCGCCTGTGCCAGTAAGTGCTTGCGCAACGTCTTGCGATATGCGCTCTTGCGGCGTTTCTGCCTCCGGCAGTCCTGCCGCTGTAAGCAATCCTTGAAGTGATTGCGATGGCGGCGTGGCAATTTGGCGCCCTGCCGCTGCATTCATTAACGCCACCAAAGGATCTGCAAACATGGTTGGCAGTGATGCGGCACCCGTGATGGCGGCTCTTGCTGTAAGTCCTAACTGCCTTCCAATGCCGCCAGCCGATGGTGGTGATACTTGTTGCGCTTGCCTAGATTGCTGAAGTGCTTGTTGTACTGGAGAGCGATCAACGATTATTTGGCGAATGGCCTTTTCAATGTCTTGATTGGCCATGTCATCAGGAAAATCAACCGATCCAATGTTTGGTATTTCAACGGTTTTTGCCATGATCAATACTCCACCAAACGCCCGTTCTCCCACTTATAGCGCTTTCCTGATGACGGTGGCGCTTGTGGCGGAACGGCTTGAACCTGTGACATAGCATTGCCAGCGGATGTTTTCATGGCGTTAATTGCAATCTGTCTTGAGCGTGACTTTTGAGCAATCACTTCTGGCGAATCACCGATTTGCGGGAAATAAGTTTTTATTTCACGCGCCATCTCTTCATCGCCAATCACGGCGCCTGATTCCTTACGAAGTTTTGAGCGCACCCAGTCTTCTTGCGCCTGGCGCACTTGTTGCTGCGCTGGCGTCATCAATGATCGCTCTGCAACGCCACCAACAAGCGGAATTGCGCCAACCGCGGTTGCAATAGTTCCTGCGCGCTGCGCTTGCGATGGCGCTTGGCCGATAATGCTTTCGGCTTCAATCATGCGGCTTGCGTAACCAGCAGCGTTCAACTGTCCTTCAGTGGGTTTTGTTCCGCCGCCCTTGACAACTTCTCCAGTTGGCGTTGTAACGGGTAGCGCTGCCCCACCAGGCGTAACAGGTACATACTGCAAACCTTGATCTGTTTCTTTGATCTGATAATTACCGCGGTTAAATTCTTGCTGGCGAAGACCAAGTCCTGCGCGCTCAAGGCCAACGCGTTGATTTTCAAGTCTAACGCGCTCTTCTTCAAACCCAAGTCGTTTAAGGTCAGCAGGTCCAATGGCTTTGGGTATCCGCTGAACAATGGTTCCTGTGCCTTTATCCATGATCAAGATTTCCGCGCCTGTATCAACTTGCGTTTGATCTGGATTTGGCTTGACGTCAAGAACGCGAATGTTGCCGCGCTCACTCACAATGTAAGTTGAAGGTTGGCCGCCAATAATGCCAGACTGTGGCGCTCCAAACTTTTCTTCGGCTAGCTTGGCGGCATACTCCACGCCCTTTTCATAAGGCATTGAAGCAATCAAAGCGCGTTGCTCTTTTGTTAGATTCGCAAAAGGTTGTTGCGCCATCGCTGATTCTTGCGCCGCTGCCGCGGCTTGCGTTGGTCCGCCACCCTGTGCAAGCGCTTGTTGACCAGCGGCAAATTGTTGCGCCTGTGTTGGACCTTGGATAGCTTGGCGGAATGCTTGCTCTTGTTGCTGGTTGCGCTGCATTTGTTGAAACTGCGCACCAAGAATCTGTTGTTGCAACGCTTGCTGTCTTGCCTGTTGCAACCCTTCAGCGGCAGTGCCGCCACGCGCTAACGAAGATCCAATATTTGCAAGCGTCATCCAGCGTTGGCGCATACGCTCTTCTTCATCCATTGCTGGCGTGGGCAATCCTGGTATCGTTGAAATGCGATCAAGTCCAGCGCCAAAACGTTGCAGGACATTTGGCGATGCACCTTGCATAGGTGATTCTGGCGAATTCGGCAGCGTGCTATACGATGGTCCGCCAAAAAGAAAGTCTAAAAGCGCCATATTTAACCCCTTGTGCGGCGATCAAGCTCTTTGACCGCTTCAACCAGCAAACCAGTGACTTCAGGATAATTAACCATCTTCATGCCGTTGCCGCCATAAGCCACGGCGTTTGGCATCACACGTTCAACTTCTTGCGCCATCACGCCGCCCGTTGGCATGTCGCTTCCTTTGTATTCGTATTCGTAACCGTTCATGCCGCCAAGCGCAGCAAGTGGTGACTTCATCTTTGAAATGTTTTCCTTCATGCGCTTATCGGAAGAAAACAGATAAGCAAGCGCCGCAACGTTGCTCAATCCTTGCCCAAACTGTTGTGCGCCGGAAAGGTTTTGCGTTGTTTGCTGTGTTCCACCCGATGGCATTTGCGTAAAACCCTGTTGAAGGATTTGCAATTGCTGAAGTGGATATTGCTGTTGGCGCATAAAGTCTTGATACGCCAAATCCAAATTAGCTTGATTCATGGCTTGCTGTTGAGCGCCAACACCTTGCAGTCCTGCTGCGGCTTGTTGGCGCAAACCAATGTCTTGCGCACCGAGCGCAGCCGCCTGGCCAAATCCTTGCTGCGCTAATTGCGCCGCGGCCTGAGCGCCAGTTTGCAGCGCCGCTTGTTGTTGCAACGCTTCTTGCACTGCTTGGCGCGTTCCGCCGTATGCGCCAGCTTTGGCGGCTTGCGCGCGGGTTTGCTGCTGTTGCATCAATCGTTGATTCTCGATGTTTTGCAGCGTATTCTTGATCACTTGCTCGTTGTACGGGTTATAAAATTGCTGCATAGATTCGCCGAGGCTTAATGGTGACTGGCGGATCGCTGCCATAGCTTCTTGCTGCGGTTGTGTAAATCCTGCAATCCTTGGTCCGCCATAAGCCTGATAAGGTTGCTGTGCAACCTGTTGAGCAAACGCATAGTTTTGAAGCGCTGCTTGTTTGAATTCAGGATCAGGTTGGTAAGTTGATGTTGATCCGCCGCCGCCTTTACTCATTTCTTCAACTCCTTGGACATGACTGTCCATTTCTCTTGATAACCTTCATCCGCCAAAAACGAACGAATCCAACCTCGTCTTCCGGCTAACGTGACTCGTTGACATCCGATTGATTCGGCCCAATGCTCAATGATTGGGCGCATACGCGCGAGTTCTTCGAGGTTCCCGCCAGCAAGAAAATAGTGCAGCGCTTTGAGGCGAGGGTAAACCTGAATCTCTGTGATGACTGCTGACTGCGCACCTGGCCAAAACTGCATCGTTTTGGCGGTAATTGCTCGTTCAATATCGTCGATATTATGCGTGCCGCCGCTGTATTGCAATGCGGATTCAATGATCGGTATGCACCGTTTCCAATTGGCGGCATCAAAGGCATTCATGATGTCGCCAGCAGTCCATTGTTGACAAACTGAGGTTGATTGATCGTTGACAATAAACCTTGCACTGGCGCGCCACCCGTTAACTGATTCAAGTAAAAGTCATACGGTTGAAGTTGAACGTTTTGCGCTGCCGTGTTGTAACCAGAAAATAGTTGCGCTTCAGGTGATGATCTGATTGCTTGGCGTATGTCACCGATTGATGTGCCTTGGCCATACACATCACCAAGCCAATAGTTGTAATCTGCTTGCGTTGGCGTGCGACCCAGTGACATGCGATATTCACGATTCAGCAAGGCTTCGGGTGATGTTGCAATGCTTTCCTGAATCGCGCCAGCGTCAATGCCTTTGGCTAATTCGCCACCCCAATAATTTAAGTCGGCTTGCGTTGGCGCGCGTCCTAGCAAACCTTGATACCAACTCGTGACTTGTTGGTTGTATGCAGCTCGATCATCTTCTGGATAATCGCCAATTGAATCATTACCAGATCCAATCAAATCGACCAAAGCATCAAGACCTTCTGTGTTTTGGTTGTTTGTGTAATCTGTATCAACCGTATCCTGGCCTTCAATGACAATATTTTCTTGCTGACTGCCGCCAGGTTTGATCGTTGCCGATCCTTTTTTGTCATCAACCACTGTATCGTCAAGCAAGCCACCACCGCCACCAACAGGCGCACCACCTCCAGCGCCACCACCGGTAACATTGTCATCAACGGTGTCATCCGTGTCCGCATCATCACCGGCTGTTGTGTCTTCGCCAGTGATCGTGTCAATATTTCCACCTCCGGCAGGCGGCTCACCTGAATAAGTCCGCCACGTATCGCCAGAAACAATCTGGATTGGCTTTATTTGACCAGTGTTGGTAAATAGCAACGATTCAGGGCCAAAGCCATAACGTGTGTAATCGCCAGCGTATGGCGTATAAGTGCGACCCGCTAAACCTTTTTCCGTGATGCCTTGCATTTGCCTGTTGGCGGTAGCTTGCTTTGCAGCGTTAATCGCTATTTCGGGTTGCGCTGAACGCATAAACTCGGTACGCAATGCAGTGGGTGATGCCAACTCGCCTTGCGCCCATTGCCAATACGCCACTTCATCAGGATTCGGTGAACGTCCAAGCGTTGACGTGTAAAGCTCTGGAATGGCATCGCGCAAAAACGCTCCGCGCAACTGCGCCGGTGTCCACTTTTCGTTGTTGGCGGACATAAGCCACCAGTTCACCTCATCGTCACGCGGCGCTCTGTTGAGTGCTTGCTGGTACAAAGTTTGTATGTCTTGTTTCGTTGCCATGTCTACCTCTAAATCGACGTTGCACTGATGACGCCAAGATTGCTAACTGTGATGCTGTATCGCGTTCCGTTTGGCGATCGAAGGATCAACCGCATACCCTCCACAAACTCAACGTCTTGTAACTTCTTTAAGTTCAACGCATCAGCACTTTCCAAAGCACGGTTGCGTTCACGCTCAAGCGTTGATGAATATTGCGGAAGCGGTGCGGGTAACTTCATCGCCCGCTACCCGGTACAGCGTCCAAGCGGATCGTTCCAACACGCCAATCAGCGTCAGCATTTCCGACAACGCGCATCGCTACCTGGCGACCCGTGAACCTTACATTTGTGTAAGGTTGCATCGAGTAAGGGCCATACGTTGTGGAAGAAGACTCTGGTGTTGACTGCGTGTAAAACGTCAACTTCACTTGGCCTTGTGACTTTTCATCCGGCAATATTTGCCGCACTGCCATGAACCGATCACCCGTTGACAGTTCAACCGGGCCTGATTCCGCGTAACGCGTGGACGTTAACGGTGATCCGTTATCTGTCCATCCTGATTCATGTTCGTAAAGATAACCATCTGTTCCGACCGCCAACGGGTATTGGAAAACGCCTGCATCCGTCCAGCATGTTCGCGTTAATGCGCCAATTGACCAATGATTTTCTCGGTAATTCCAAATGACGTACCGATCAACCTCGTCTGATGACGCTGAAGGATAGAACCACCACACTTCGCCAAAAGCCGAGTTTTGCCCTGCATACACCTTGGCAATTTGCGTGACATTTATATCGCTAAATACATAATCGCCTACCGAACAAGACAATGGTTGCAGCTGGCCGTTAAATAAGAAAAACGATTTGTCGCTCATCCATACCGCACCACCCTCGATCACGGCAACGGCTTGCGGGCCAATCAAACCGCAAAACGAACCCACTTTTTCCTGACCATATACCAATGGCGGCCCAAGGTAATTCATCACATGAGCGTCAGTTTCAGTAAGTATTAGCACCTGGCCGCGAATTCTTCTTGCCGCTAATATCCTTCCGCTCGTTTGCAGCTCTAACGACCCCGCGGTATTCGTTCCTGATGGCGTCCAAACCGTGTTGTCCTCTTGATCTGACCATTGCACTAAACGCGGGTTACCGCCAGCGCCAAGTGCAAACAAATAACGCTCTGGTGTAACGATTAGTGCCGTGTTGTCGGTTGGCGCGTTTGTGATGGCGGCGGCGTCCGACCCTGTGTTAAGCGCCCACTCGTAAAGTTTTCCATCTGAGTTGGCACATGCTACAAGGTTTTCGCCCCAGTTATCGAGCGACCAGGTTGTTGCATCTAACTCAGACCCTACAGACCTTTTTGTTCCCCACGCTGAAGCCCCGTAACCTCCAGCACCATAACCAAATCCAGCAACAGAAGATGGCCTTCCAATGTTGTATCCAGTTGGCGTAATATCATGAAAATTCCCGCTGTTCCAAACATAAAGTTTGCTATGCGTGCCAATTGCAAGCCACTTATCGTAATCATTGTCACGCCATGAAAACATGCCACGCGCCGAACCTGATAGCGTGTCAGTGGTAGCGCGCTGCCATCCACCAATTGGCCGCATGGTTCCCTCGTACCACCTAACCAGATTGGCGTCCCAATACCTACCCGCGGCCTGGTAATTGGTGCCGTTCCTATATACGCCTGGTGGTAACTTGAGCGGTGCAAGCATGTTTATCTCATCATAAGTGCTTCAGCTTCACGCCTACGCGTTAAACCACGCATCACACGTCCGCGTGCTTTGTTCCACTTCACGCACTCCTCGCGCGCCCCTGCCCAATCGCCTGCGTCGATGCGTCGCTTAAACGTTGAGATCCGATAGTTTCCTAACCCGCAATTGTATGCCCACGACAGGACAGCTGCGAATCGGCGTGGCGCGGCGGAAACAAGCCTCGGTGATAGTTTGATAAGTCCTGTGGCAAAGTGAATCAGGTGAGCCTCTAAGCGTTTCTCGCATTCCGCCATCGACCAAACGGTTGTTGGCGTTACGTCCGGGCCTGTTGTCCCAAACCCTATTGTGTAAGGATCGCCATTGGAACCGGGATCGGGATACGCGGCAACCATACCGTTTGGCAATACCTTAGCGCAGCCCTCGAACGGAACCACCAATAAGTCTTTGGCGATCTTGATGGCTTCTTTCATTGTTTCTGGTACTTCTCAATGGATCGGCCAACAAACCAAAATGACACGCACATGGTGAAAAGGCCAAAGTCATCCGAGTCCCATGATTGGTTTAGCACATCCTGCCAACTCGCTTGCGATTCAAACGCTAGATAGATGGCGGCAACCTTCACGGCTGCGTACATAAAGAAAAGCGACCAGGTGATCCCGGGACGCACTAGCGCGGATATGGCCGCCACGAACCAACCAGCGGATTTGGCGGTTTCGGCTTGCTCTTCAAATGCGGCTTTGATCGTATCGAGTTGCGCAATGGAATGGTCAACGTACTTCTCTTCCATCTTGAATTGGCCGCGCATTTTCTCCAAATCGGTTTGGAGTTGAAACATATTCAACTCATGCTGCCGTTCGTTCTTTTTATCCATGAACTTTAAGATCTCTGGCGCGAGCCTGAATAGGCCGCCAAAGATCGAACCAAGAAGTCCACCGGATAACAGGTCAAACATATCAGTGCAACTTGAACGTTGTATTGATAAGCAACAGGATAATGGCTCCTGCGCTTGCGATAAGGATTTGCTCCAAACGCTTTAAGCGGGCGTTGATGCCTGCGTAACGTTCAGCGCAGACTGCTTCATGCGTTGACAATTTAGCCTCCACGTCTTTAGCGTTTGTGTTTGAATCCAATCTATGCCTCCAGCTTCAAACCAGTTAAATCCATTTCCTCGCCAACTGTGCCAACGGGAAACGTGTTAAACGATAGCGATATGCGTGTCTGCTCACCCTGAACCGTAGGCACCATGTGCGTTAAGGATGAGGGAAAAAGAATCAACCGGCCAATGAATGCCTCAAACCACCATGACTCTGAGTTGTACGCATTCCAGTTGTCGGTGGGAAACTTGATCTGCTGCCAACCGTCTTTGTAGAAGTAAATCCTGTCATCAGGATTGGTCTGCAAGTAAAACACGCCTGAGATGTAGCTATTCGGGTGGGCATGTTTGTGGTGATACTGACCCTGCTCAGAGTAATTGCACCAGCTTTGTGTGATGCGTAGGGATACGTTGTGCTTGGGATCGACCGTGGCTTTGAAGTATTCAGCCACGCTGTCCTCAATGAATGATCTGAGACTTGTCATAGCCGGATTGCGAAGCACGAAGTTATCCGTGCTTGTTGTGTTGCCCATGTTAGGCCGAGTCTCAAGCTCACGCACAAAGAACATCTCCTCGTCCGTGAGTTCACGGCCAAGGTCTGCAAAACCTACAGCAGTTGGGAATAAGTTATGTAGGTTCATAACCTATTTAATAGTATCTGCATTTATTAATAAATTAGCCAAGAAATCAATCTGACTTGGAACCTCCCATGCGCCTGTTTGTTCATTAAATATTGCATTTTCACCGGGCTTTGGAGGAATAAATTTGCCATTTATGTAAAGCCCTCCAATATAAGCGGGATTTGATTCGGTATATTCAACAAATCCATTGGTATCCCAATCATCATTTGCAACAATGATGTTTTGAACTACGCCATTCTCATCTAATTTAGCAAGCGTTTTCATGCCAAATACCTCACAACAACCAAACCGTTATACCCATCACCTCCCGCCCCATTTGCTGGAGTTCCGGCCCCCCATCCACCACCGCCCCCACCGCTTCCATAAGATGTTGCACCAGTGGTAAACCTTGCGTGTGAAGTATTATTGCTTAACCCACCAGACCCTGCGCCAGTCCCGCCAACACCACCTCCTGCACCGCTTCCGCTTAAAACAAGGCATCCGCCGCCGCCGCCCGAACAAATGTAAGTCATTCCGCTAAATGATGTGAAATTCGCTGAAGTAAAGTTTGAATCAATACTTGTTAATTGATACCCTTGGCCTCCAGCACCACCAGTTCTGGGGCCAGTTGCACCGTTCCCACCACTTTGCCCAGATCCAGCGCCACCGCCACCGCCGCCTGCATAAGTATTCGCATCATTAGATCCACTTCCACCTGCATTTGTATTTGACCCAGACGCACCACCCCCTGACCTATTGCCAGCACCCCCTCCGCCTCCAGACCCTCCGGTAGATCCGTTTACGCTTTCGCTTCCTCCGCCACCTCCGCCAAGAGCGGAAACATAAGTTGTCCCTCCAAGCGAAAAAGATGACGCTCCGCCACTTGCTCCAGCGCCTCCTGTCCCTTTTGCGCCGATAGTGACAGTGTAATTTCCCGAACCTACCGATACAGTCGTAAATAAATCAAGTTCTGCTCCACCACTACCGCCAGCAACGTTGTTACCTCCGGCACCTCCAGCTCCGCAAGCCATAACAGAAACGTTACCGCTTCCAGTAACAACAAGAGTTCCTGAAGTGGTAAAGACATGATATTTATAAATGCCAATAGTTTTTACTTCGTCCCCTCCGGTTGCTGATAATTTCCCACCGCCGGACAAAAGGCCAAAATTTTTTGCAGACGCGGCACCGCTTGTACTTAATAAAGGCATAAAGTACCCCTCAAGCAAATTTTGATTGCGAAGCAAGAATTGTGTATGAACTTGCGGCCGTCTTTATGATGCTAAAAGAATAAGCATCAATAGATGTTGTATTACCTGCTGATGGGGCCGTTCCACCTTGCCACTTAACCGTAACGTTAGTCGTTGTGCTATCAACTTGAAACCCGGTTGGGTAGTACGCAGTTGGGCCATTCGTTACGAGAAACGCGCAAGTAATGGATTGACCCGTGGTGATGAAGTTGTTAAGCGTTGTCGCCGCATCGCCGCGGAAGTTAAACGTCCAGTTGGCGGAAGCGTTTGACGTGTAATAGTTAACAGCGCGCTCGGTAAGGTCAACGTTAACCGTTCCGGTTGCCGCGGTTGCAGAAACGTTTGCCGTTTCAACCACGGGTTTGATAACCATCTTCCCTGACGCTGTTATGGCGTCCGTTGTTGAATCGCCAAGCGTTACATTGCCTGATGCGGTAAGCGTTGTGAATGCACCGGCACCAGCAACGGTTTGACCAATTGATACACCGTTGATCGTTCCTGCGCCCGTCATGTTCCCGCCAAGCGTAAGCGTCTTACCTGATCCAACGTTTAAACCAACGCTTGTACCGCTGCCCGCTGCCGCGAACAACGCATCGAGCGTATCCATATTCGTGTTGAGTTTGTAACCCCATGTGTCGGTTGATGCGCCAACTTCAGGCTTGGTAAGTGAAAGGTTACTGGTTGTTGTATCGGCCATGATTTACCTCGTTATGCGGCATCCCGCCATGGTGAATTGATTGGCGTCCATGTGTTGGACGGATCTGTGATGTTTGTCCAGGTGGTGGTAACAGGTGCAACGGGATTCCATTTCAAACCGCCATCGGCTGACATGGATGAACCAACTTGAGCAAATGCTGAATCCTCAAGCGTCGTACCGGCATTAGCCGTTGCATTTGATTCAGCGACGGCATGTGCTTGCGGACTTGCATCAACGTTTGCATCAGCCGTTGCATTTGATACAGCGCTGGCAATGGCTTGTGATCCTGTATCGGTTTCTGCGTTTGCCGTAACTGTTGATTCAGAAGCGGCAAGCGCAATGCCGCCACGAACCGCAATCCCTGTTGCAGACTGTTCACTAGTGCTGGCGGCCTGCGCGGTGCCATCTCTGACAAATTCTCCTGATGCGCTTGCCGTGGTTGTGCTGGTTGCGGTTGCAGTTCCTGATTGAAGGAATGCACCGTTTGCCGTTGCGTTTGTTTCAGATGCTGCACTAGCGGTTGCGCTAAACCGTATACCACCAAGCGCAGTTTGTGTTGAATCGCTTGCAGCGGCAGCTGTTCCCGAGAACAGAATGCCGCCTGTTGCAGTTGCTTCGCTTGTGCTTGTGGCAAATGCCGATTGACCAGAAACAACTTCAGCACTTGCGCTAACCGTTGATGTTGATGCGGCAGTTGCCGTGCCATCGGCAACCATTTGCCCGGTTGCTGTTGCACTGGTATCGCTTGATGCTGGCGCATCACTTTGGCGTATAGCCGTTCCGCTAGCCGTTTGCGTTGATTCGCTTGCTGCTGCGGCTGCGCCATCTTGAATGATGGTGCCAGTTGCCGTAACCGTTGAAACTGAATTTGCTTCAGCGGTTGCGCTAATAACGCCAGCGCCCGCCGAATACGACCCTGAACCGTAGGCATAGAATCCGTAATTAGCCAATCCGCCCGATATTTTTTCGCCATCCGCGGCTGCGCTTGATACGGCGGTGCTAACGGCTTCGGCTTCAATACCGCCTGGCGCAGAATATTTACTGACGCCATAGGCACCGCCGCCGTAATTACTAACAGCTGCATCGGTTCCCCATTTGCCGCTGCCGTAAGCACCATTGCCATAGTTAAGGGCCATTCACTTACGCCAAAGTGACTGACAGATTTCCAGTTGCAAAACGGAATACATCACCACTTCCAACAGCTTTGCTTGCCGTTAGATCAGCCCATGACAGCATATTGCCTGATGTGCTGGCGTCGAAAATGGCAGCCGCCACAACCGTACCCCATGAACCGGATGCCGTTGGAAATTCAACGTTAGCCGAATTGGATGCTGTTGTTGGCGATGTACCTGTCACACTGAACGTTGCCGCGGTGCGTGCGTAGCTGTTGCCCGATACTTCCGTACCGCCGCCAGCATCCGTAGGTGCAACGGTGAAAAGACCAACGTAAAGCGAAGATGGTGATGTGTAAGCCGTGTTAGTAAACACATGCTTCATCACTTTATCTTCAAGATAATCTGAAAATGAACCTGCCATGTTAGTAGCTCCTTGCTCTCATGCGCGGCGTTGTGCCGCTAAAGTTTGACCTTTGCTCTTCAAGCATCAGATCGTTGAAGGCTTCCTTATATAGAGTGCCCCAAGTGGTAATGCGATCATCATCGCGCAAGTAAGGTGCGCTTTGAACCAATGCGCCATATAGATACATGGCTGGCGATTTCGCAAGCAACCAGTTGCTTGTATTGCTATCCGAAAGCGCCGGAATCTTTTTGTAGTACGACATTTCAACCGTGTATTCGCCACCAGGCGTTGGGATCACTTCAAACGTTTGACCGACAATTGAGTAATACTTGGGTTCGTTGGCGGCTGCAAAGTAAGTGGATCGCAAATCGTCGGCTTGCTCGTTGCTCACAAATGACAGCTTCATAGGCGTTGCTGTGTTCAACTGTATGTTGATCATTTGCAGGAAATCGGCAGGCAACTCGGTGTACTGCGTATCAAGTGATGCCGTTGCGCGCTGCACCATATCGCGCGTTCTCACATTGCGATTGAACGTTGCTTCCGCCAACTCGATGAATGTCGGAATGACGGACGTCAAGTCATCGCGGTTCAACCAATCCGCAATGCTTGTTTTCAATCCGCTGTAAGTATTCAGTGCCATCAAGCCACCTTTTGAGATTCTTCGACCGGCGCGCCAGCTTGTTTTCTGCGCTCATCTTCCATCGGTCGGAGTGCCCAGGTATGCTCGTGCTTATACTCAAAGGTTCCGATGTGTCCAATTTGCTTGGACAGGTCATGATCAATATACAACGGAATGCCGTTCTCCCGCAACAGCTTGCAGAAATAGACATCTTCGCCCATGTAACCTTTTGCCGCGGTATCCCATGGCGTTGCAAACCATGGCATGTCAATGACTTTGAAAACGTTGATGTCCACCAGCATCACGCCAGTGCCAACCATATCAACTTGCTCCAAACCCGTGTCTTCGGGCATCGAGTAACGCAATACTTTTCTTCCTGTTGCTTTATCGTAGTTGCCAGCCGTGGGGCCGGTTGGCATTCTGCGCCTGGCGCAGTTTGCCGCCACAACGCACTCGCCATGGGCCAGTAGGCGCGCGATGGTGTCAGCCGGAAAGCGCATGTCGCTATCAAGAAACAGCAGATAGTCTGCATTGGCGTGGATAGCGTTCATGACTAATTCGGTGCGCTGCGAGCAAAGCAATGTACCTTGGCTCATCAGCAAATTCACAATGTCACCCGTGTTGCCAATGTGGTGGCTAACAGCATTCACCAAGTCAAAGGTGAACATCGTATGTACTTCATCGCGTGCCGGCACGCAAACAGAAATAATCCGTTTATCAGTCATTAAACCCTCCCAGGTCTTGTGCGAAAGTGTCGATTGTCTGGATCATTAAGCCAGCGCTTAAAGTCCGTTTGATTGCGCGTGATGCCTTTACCTACCAGTTCCATAAATAAATTCATAGGAATGGAAGCGACCTTCACGCCATGACCATCACCTGACCATCTTGCACGTTCATCGACCTGGTTGAATTCAGTCTTATTGGTTTCAACAATGGGTTGGACGTTTTGGATTGTCTCGATGACAGCCGTATCGGTATCCTCATCAAAATGCCAGATTCGGGTGATACCTAGAAGCTCGTCTTGTTCAAAGATCCGTTTTTCCATGTAAAAAAGGGCGGGTTTCCCCGCCCCTTCCTAAGTCAAGATTACGACGTGAGTAGGTCAGCGGCAATGCCGTGTGCCTTCTCGTTGTATACGGCAAGACCGTATTCCGCCAAAAGCAAGCGCTTCTCAGCGTCACCCGTGGTTGCAAGTTCAACTTGCTGGAATGGGCGCAGGAAATGCACGCCAGCGTAGTCGGGCGACAATACAAACGCATCGCGCTCACGCTGGAAGCGGTTGGGAACAATGTTGACTTGGCCAAAGTCTCCGACGTAGATGTCAGCCGCGCCAATGATCTGCGCCTGCTTTCCAGCCGGCACATCGCGGTAACGCGTTGCAATACCGTTGAAACCGCTAACGGTTTGCTTGTTGACTGGACCAGTCATCACAATTGAAGGCTCGCCGCCACTCGTCCACACTTGCTGAAGGACGCTCTTAAGGATCGTCTCAGTAAACGTGCGAACCGTTCCATCCGAACGCGTTGCTGTGGGAAGCGTGGTGTACGAAGGATTGCCGCCACCTGAACCAACGGATGTGTTGGTCTTGATGAACGCCAACAACGAACCAGTCTTTTGTGCGGTTGTGGAGTCACCAGCAGTTGCGCCTTGGTTGGCCAACAGGATGGTTTCCATGTCACGCTTTAACTCGGCAGCTTTCTTCGCCAACTGGTAAGCCAGTTCGCTCTTACGACCTGCTTTGTTAACGGCTTCCATGGTGCCGGAAATCACAACAGTCTTGCGGCTAATCTGTGTGTAGTTGCCCAACTGAACGGTTGGCGATACGGCTTCATAAGTAGTGAGATCATCACCCTGAAGCGCTGCGTTGCTAGTTGTTGCATCAGCAAGTGCGTCGGTCTGCCACTGGAACAGCGTATTGGAAGCGGTACCGCGACCAATATTGTTCATGAAAGGCGTGGTTTCGGGAGAAATGTTGTAAATCTGATTGCTTAGATCCTCACGGATACCCTTTGCAGAGTAGGTGAGGAAGGTGTTTGATGCGATTGTCATGATAGTTCCTAAAGAAGATGTTCAAAAAGTTTGGCTGCGTCACGGACGTTGCCCGTTTTTGCAAGGCGCTGTCTGGCGCGTGTTACCTCATTCACTTGAACCTTCGCGGCTTGTGGATTACCTGGCGCAACAGTCTTTGTCTTTGGCGCTTCAACCTTAGCTTTCACCGTTTGTTGCTTCGCCATAATCTGATCAAACATCATGGCTTTGCGTAAAACCTTTACGACACGATGATCAACAACGCCCTTCAAATCATCGGGTGAAAAGCCTTCTTTGACGCCAAAATCAATCAATGCAGCTTTTTCGGATTTAGCCGTGTCTGGATTCTTCCATTCCGGTATGGCAGAAACCAACAAATTCGCTTCTTCCTTCAACTTAGCCTGCATTGCGCGATGATATTCCTGCTGTTGCAACTGATTCAAGCGCTGGAGTTCGGCCTGTGATGCCGCCAATTTCTCTGAACGCTGACGCTGCAACTCGGTTTGCCGCACCCACTCAATTGGATCTTCCCTATAAAGTTTTTCCATATCGACGGGTGATTCTTGCTGCTGCTGCAATTGTTGTTGCAATGCAGTAAGCAACTGTGCATAAGTGGCACGCTCTTCACGGACTGCACCAAGCTCTGCTTCAGCGGCTTTGCGCTGTTCTGCAAGTGCTTGTGTTTTCCGTGTGTAATCCGCGGTGCGCTGATAGCCTTTGAGCAATTCGTCAAGCGGAACCTTCTCTTCCTTACCATCAACTTTAACGGTGAAAGTGGGTGGCTCTTCGGGTTGCTTGCTTTCTTCGCTTTCCTCGGACTCGCTGGACGCTTCAACGTCATCAGACTCTTCGCCTTGCTCGTCTGAATCGGCTGCATCATCCCCTGACGCCTCAACGTCGCCCTGTGGCTCCGTTTCGGCTTGCGCCTCTGTCGCTGCCTGTTCTCCGTCTTCTTCGGCAAGCAATGCTTCAAAGGCTTGTGCGGCTTCACGCACACTCATGGCGGCATTATCCGCCAAAACAACTGATTCGTCACTCATAAGATTCCCTGTTTCGATTCGGACCGCTTGCGCATACGATCAATCGTGGCGCGCGTGAGCGTTCCATCTGCCAAGACACTGCTGAAAAACTGTTGCACACGTTCAAGTGCTTTGAATTCGGAAAAGATTTTCTCTCTAACGTCAACCGATTCACTCATTGCCCAATCGTCAAGCAATTGTTGCCTAACGGCTGACCACGATTCTTGGTAAAGCGTGCTTTCTAAAATGCGCCTTGCTTCATTGCTGCGCTGGATACGTTCTTCGTTAGTCATTGCATGGGTTGCATGGGTTGCTGTGCTTCCATTTGCATACGCTCACGATCAACGGCCATCTTGGCGTTGATTTCGGCTTGCGTTTGCGCCAGGCTCACACCGTATTTCAATTCCATTTCTTGGCGGCGCAATATGCCATCTTGTTCAATCCTGTCGCGCTCACGATCATCAGCGCGAAGCATTTTCTCACGTTCCAGTGCCAACTCTGCTGCTTTCTTTTCAATATCGGCTTGGATTGCCTGAACCTGTACTTGCGTCAATGCTTCAGAAGGATCAGGACGTGGTTGCGGTTGCGGTGGCGCGTAGTCCATGGGCAATTGATTGATAAATTGCGTTGTGTCCTTGTATCCCGCCATCTCGATCAGCTTGCCTAGCGTGTTGGCGTATTGACCAATTGTCACCAACGGATTATTAGGGCCAAGCGATTGAAGGATTTGTTCTTGCTTGGCGGTAATCGCTTGCAAGAATTGGATCTTCTCGTCAGCGCCACCCGTTCCAAGACCAACGTTAACGCTTACATCCATCGTTGCATCCCAGGCGCGTGGATCAACTTCCACCCACTGGTTGCGCAAACGCACAACGCGCGGCTTGTCTTGATGGCGCGTGATCAGGCGCAGCAATCCTTTGAACAAACGCTTCATGCCGATTTCGGCAAAGATGCGTGCAATCAACTCGATATGCTGTTGGGCGGCTTGAACAGTCGCTTGGACCGCCAAACGTGTTGTGGACTGCAATGCGTCTGCATTCAAGCCCATCGACGCTTTCGACATGCCAGTGCGCGCTTCTTTAACCTGATCCATGTACTCGATCATGCCAAAGGCTTGTTGGCCAACAAATGGCGTATTGAATGGCTGCACCATGCCTGGCGCTCTGGCGCGAATAATGGCGCCGTTCTCATTGTTCAACACATCATCAAGATTGACTTGACCTTCAACGACAACGGTGCGCGGGTGAATGGATTGCGCCAACGAATCAAGCATGTTGCGAAGAATCACGGACTTGATGCGCTGGATGTCCATCGTGACATCAGCCGTTGACATGCCAAAAAACGTATGCGGTTCAGGATCAGGCACAAAGTAGGTGAACGGTATATCGTCAGCCGGCTCGTTGGCAACGATCTTATATGACGGACCCATGGTGCAAATCTTGCGCAACTCGGCAATGCCATCGCCATCAACATCAAGGCGAATATATGATTCAAGATATAAGACGCGGCGCTGCGCAGGGTTGTTATCACTTTCACCAAACATCATTTGTGCAGGATTGCGCGCAATGCGTTCAATGTTAGTGTCTAGCTCATCTTCACCCGTGTTGGATTCAACCTCTTCTTGGTCGTAACCCATGGCCACCAACTCAGAAACAGTGGCAAGTTTGCGATGAGCAACAATATCGGCGTCTTCAAAACTGCGAGCGCGTCTGTCAATGATGAATTCTTCGGGCGCCAATGATTCAACACGCACTTTCTTGATCGTTGTCTTGCGGCGGATCTTGACTTCGTGAACCATCACGGTTGGCGTTAGTTGCTGACCAGTGACTGGATCAATAACGGGTGGTGGCGCGTTGTTGTCGATCTCGCTTTGAAGATCAACCATTTCAACGCCATCTTGGCTCAACAGTAACGTTAGCTGCGCATCATCCATGCCGCTATACGTTTCGTTTTTTTGGTAGACCTTTTCATCAATCCACCACTTAATTACACCCGTTTTCCGCACCAAAGCATCTTTGAAAGCGGCGTGAAGCGTCACAAAGAAATTATTGTCTTCGTTCAGAATGTATCGGACATAGTCGGTGGCTTGCTCTGCCATCGGCACATCTTCTTTGGAACGCGGCACATACTGCACAACGTTCTCGCTGGAAAAGAAAATGCGCATAAGGCTTGGCAAAATGGCTTGTACGGTGTCGCGCACATCCATTGAAACAACTTGGCTGCGACCCTCTTCTTCATCGCCAAACGCATCGCCAAAATAATACTCGGTGGCTTTGGCGCGAAGATTGCCAATCTCCAAGTCGATGAAATTAACAGCGTCATAAAGTTCAGCGGCAACAACGGCTTGAATCTCCGTGTCATCCATCTTTTGGCCGGATTTGATGCCCGTTGCAAGTTCCGCTTCAATGTCCATGTGTCACCATTTCACCTTGTTGGCCCAATAAGCAGCGCTCATTTTACCTTTAGCGATGTTCGCCGCATGGCGTGCTTTGAAAGCCTCGTTTCGTTTGGATCCTTCAGGACTTCCGCTGACGCCTTGCTGGCCAAAGCGAATCAGCTTGACTTCGTCACCCGATTTCGCCAAGACAGCGTGAGATTTCGTTGGGTGGCTTGGCGTTTTCTTTGGCTTGTTGTAACCGGAAAACGTCTCTGATCCGCGCTTAATCACGCCATTCACTCCTGGCCTGGGAAGTTTGACCTGTAAAAACGCATAACTTGCATTGTGCGTCGATTATCTTGATCTCTGGTGATGGGGCCGCCAACAAGCCATGCGTCACATGTCCTTGATGCTGCGCATTTGAAGTGGAACAATTCGCAATACCCAAGATTTGCAGCGTCTTGGACCATAGCTTCAAGATCAACGCTTTCATCGTCATCATTTTCTTCGCCTTCCGCGGCGGCGTTTTCAACATCGCCTTCGTAATCGTCACCTTCTTCGCTGTGCATACCTTCGGTGATGCACTCGATCATGCCTGGCGTTTGAATGAATGCTGCGCAATTACCGCAGCGCATACTCATGGCTTGCTCTAAGTCAGTGTTCCAAGTCTTTGATTTTGCACGCCAAAAGTCATCGTTTGGTAATTCAGGATTAGCTGGACCGTAGCCAACATTAGCAAAAGCCCAATTGCGATTCTTAAGATTCGCAAGCGGATCTTTTGTTTCAATCGGACATTCCATCACATGGGCTTTCGTGTGATGCCGGCTTCAGATAACGCAATGGCCACGGCTTGCTTGGGATTCTTGACCTTCGGGCCTTCCTTGCTACCCGAATGCAATTTCCCTGCTTTGTATTCCTTCATGACTTTGCTGATCTTTTTCTCGGCTTTGGTTTTCATGGAATGATGTCCGTGATGGTGACGTGAAACGAATGATTATGGCCAGAAATGATTGCCACTTTATCGCCAGGCTGAACAGCAACGTATTCGTTGGTGTAAGCAGGAATAATCGGGTGATCGGTGGTTGCCGTGGGATTGGCGCCGGTATTGAAGTGCAAATGCTTGCCATCATCCGAACCATTGGAGATTCGCATGAGCGTCACGCCGGTGCCGGCTGCGTGCGATTGCTGGCTTACGTCTGACGTGGTGAGCATCGTGGTTGTGCCAAATTTGCCCACCATCGCCGGAAGCAACTGACCTTGTGAGTCACGAACGATTTTGCTCATTTGGATCTCGCAGCGCGCATGTTGTCAACAAGATTCGGATAAGGCCGACCTGCTGACTTCGCCATGGCTTTGGCGGATGCTTTCTCTTTCTTGGATAGCCTGTCGGGCTTTCCAAGGCTTTTTGGACGTGGCTTGTCCCAAACGGGTTTGGCTTTCATGCACAAACCCTATACGAAGACTTGAAAAAAATCAAGATGCGTGTTAATCGCCCCTGATCTTCTTGATCAACTCAATGCACTCATCAAGCAATTTGTCGGACTCTTCGAGCAACTCTTTGGCTATTTCGTTGCACACTTCCATTCTGACTTCAATCGGAATGTTCTCGACTAAGTTATTGACTGTGGCTTTTACCGCCAATTGATTGAGATTCATGGCTTTCCCTTTTCCTGTAACGCCAAACAGCACTGTTGGATGACATCGCAAGCATCAAAGTCTTGCTCAGCGGCATACTTTCTGTACAACGCTTCAAGCCTTTCCTCGCAACGTTGTGTGACTTCATTTTCAACGTGATTCGCCAAAGCAATCAGCTTGTCAGCCCACATAATCTTATTCGTCATTAAGTTATGTGGCATCTTCAATTGCCTGGCGAATTCCAGCACTTCTTCATCCGTCATGATTTCCCCTCGTTAACTGTTGTTTGATGGCATCGCTCATCTTCGGCAATGGCGACCAAGCAATCGCCCAATCGCTCCATGTACCTATGACGCACACACCGCCAGGATTCAATAACAACATTTTCACGCCTAGCGGTGGCGGCTCATCGCTTACGGTGCGCCAAGTGGCTTGCCCTGCAACGTAATCTCTCACGCCGCTGGACCGCCAAGATTGAACGGATTATTCCAAGCCAACTTCCTGTTTCTCGTTTGTGGCTTGTGATCAATGGCGTTGTAACCGTAAGACCATGCCGGCTTTTTCGCCAAGGATGACTGAACCCTGATTAAGGTTCGCGTCACTTTACCCTCGTCAAGCAAAACATCAAAAACGTTTTGCACAAGCCGCGGGTTGATCTTTAACTTATCGGCCATTTCTTTAACCGTGACGGGCGTTGATCTTTTTTGTATGTAACTCAAGCACGCATCACCGCGATCAGTTTTGGCTTTCGATCTGATCCTGTAAGCAGACATCGACATCACGCCACCCTCAGGTTGAATGGATTATTAAAGTTAATCACTTGCTTTTGATTAGCCAGTTTATAGCGGCGCTTTTTGCCGCCAAAACGATGCGTGGTATCAACAGCAACAACAACACCGTCGGTCATCATTTGAAGCATGTAGCGATACGTTGTTGTCATGGATAGCTTGCAAGCCTTGGCAATTTCTTCGCACGTCAACAAACCATCTTCTTGCTTGCCAAGTAACGTTTCAATCATTTCCAGCGGCGGTCTTTCTTTAAGCAGAGAATCGCTTACGCCAGGCAAAGCAAAGTAAGACCTCCAGCGATTGTTCTTGTAAACATGCTTTCGCTTAATCAATTTGCGCTCTAGCAAATGCCTCAACAAACGATGAACGCCATAAGTCTGAACATTGAATTGATCAGCAATATCGTTTGCTGATACCCAACCATTGGCCTCGATCGTTTCGTAGTAAGCCTTTTCCGATGTCGAAATAAATTTACCGTCAATCACTTTTCTCTCCTGTTAAACAACTGCCTTCAAATTTCTTTTCAATGGTTTGTTCCATTTCGATGTGTAGGACTTGCCGTAAAGCGCAATGCCTGCGTCGCTAGCAAAGGTCAACGCCAACGCATCGGCCATATCAGGCGAACCAATCCCGCGCTTGCGCATCTCGTCTTTGCTCTCTAGCTTCATCTTGCCGCTCGAGTTGAACGTGTAACGCGGTGCGACAAGTTCCGCCAATAACGAATCGTCCTTGGGTAACTTGCAATCGCGCTTTTCAAGCCATGCTTTCATCTTGCCCCATAGCTCGGCGCGCAAGTTAACGTAAATCGTACCCATGGCAGGGGACTCTGCAACGTTGATGCCGCGCGCTGGCAAACCCAATTCCCTGAGTCGATCAACAACACCGGCACCCAACCCAATCGAATCGACCAGGATTTCAATGGGCCTATCTTCCAATTTCACGGCTTCGTATTCAGCAACCACGGCACCCGTTGTCTGCATCAAATCCAAATTCTTCCACTTGCGAATCTCGTTGACAGCGTTTCCTTTCCTTTTCGCCAATGCCGTGGCGTCAGTACCAAATCGCGCCACATCCAATCCCCACACGATAGGCGCATCTTCCGATGTTGATACATCACGATGGAAAGCGCTATCCACCAAATCAAACCCAATCAACGTATCGTCATCCGTTTTTGGAAACTCACCCAAAACGCGAATCCGAAATGCGTTGGATTCCTCGCCATAGCGCGACGCCATATCAGCGATGTAGTCCTTCGACACGCGCCTTGAGTCATAGCAAGACACGCGACGCGTCCACCATTCATCCTTCAAACGATTGTGCGTGTCAAAGAAAAACCCACTCGATTTCGTTGGGTTGCCAAGCAGAATCGTCACGGCGCTGTGACCCGACATGGAACCCGCGGCGGCTTCAAACACGGCTTCAGGAACACCCGACGCTTCATCCGCCACAAGCATCACATGATCGCTATGCACACCTTGCAAGGCTTCAGGTTGCTCGGCACGCGACGTCCTGGCCGATATAAACGCTTCCGTGGGTGATGCCTTAAGTTCAATGCGATCCGTTTTGGCTTCTAACAACTCACGCCACGCATCAGGCAATTCCTTGTGCCAACGCTTCAACTCGGCAAACAGTGCGTCATACAACTGCGCTGACGTTGGCGCTGTCACCACCACTTTCGATGGGTAGCGCGTCAACACAAACCAAAGCATCGCCCACGATGCCGCTGTTGACTTACCAACGCCATGACCTGATCGCACGCTGATCTTCCTCTCACCGCTCGATATGGCATCAAGAAATTCTCCTTGCCACACATCAGGCTCAACACCAATCACTTCGCGCACAAAAAGCCTAGCGTTGGGTCTGTATTTCGCCAACGCATCCCGAAATAACTTCACTAAATCATTACCGGCATCCACGATCAATCACCTTTTTGATAGCCGTATGCGAAACCTTCACGTTATGACGCCTTCCCACTTCCCACGCAATGATGCGCAGCGAGTACCTACCCGATAAAGCCTTGATCGTTTTCAATGCTTCTTGCTGATCATCAATCGGCACCAGGCGCGCATCTTTGCCGCTACCCTCTACGCCATAACCAAACGGCGGTTTGCCGCCAATATGACCGCCGGATGCCTTCTTCGCTGACTGCCCTGTGCGCTGTCGATCTTTGATCACTCGGCGCTCGTGGGTGGCAAATGCCGCCATGATCTCAAGCATCAACTGGCCATAAATATTCTTTTCATCCGTGACATCGCCATGGCCATTGATGATTAAACGAATACCGTCACGCTTAAACGCGTGAACAACGTTCAACGTATCCATCGAGTTGCGGCTAAACCTGTCTAGCTTTGACACGATCACCGTGTCACCACGCTCAAGCGTCACACCGTTTGCCGCCAAACGATCCATGAACCCAAGATGCCCTGATACGCCAGCATCTTCAATGAACCTATCAATGGCAACGTTGTGCGTCAGCGCATTACCCTCTACCTCTCTGCGCTGCGTGTTCAAGCTCGTCCCGTTGACCTGCTCATCCGTTGACACGCGCAAATAAGCGTAAACGCTCATAACGCCAACCAAATCATGATGGCGTACAACGCACCAAACATAGCGCCGCCAATGACCAAAGTAATGTTTGAAGATTTCATGCGTTCCCTCTTGTTGTGTTTGAAATGGGGCTTGCGCCCCTGTTGTGATTTATATCTCTTTGATAGCAAGCCACCACATTGCGTGGTCAATTGCCTCCTTCCAGTTGGGCGTGTAACGAAATGACTTTTTTTTCCTTTCATGCGCTTTAAGCTCATCAATGTAACCAAAAGCGAAAGTAAAGTCGTTGTCTCTTGTGATTTTTACCCAATAGTTTTTGGTGCGGATGTAACGAACATTGCGCTGAATTTTGCACTTTGAAACGGTAAACGTTTCCTTGACTTCATTGATCCTCTGATCAAATGTTTTTGTCGCTGTTTCCATGTAACGCCCCTCTTGTTGTGTTGATGAATGAATTACACCACGTTTACAGTCTGACGTGTGGCGCTATTGGAAATTTTTTTTTTCGCTAGCCGACGAACGGTAGGCGTGGGGGCGTGGGGGGTGGGCGTTGGCGCTGAACGCGTAAGCGCGGAACGCGTAATCGAATGGCGTGTAAGCGGAAAGCGAGTTGCGGGAATGACACACTGCCCAATTGCGCAAAGCGCAGATGGGCGCGTGTTTGGTCCCGCGCCAACGCCGCCCCGCCGAAAGCGAGAAAGGGGGGGGGCCGAGCGCGCGCCGCGGCGGCGCGACCCGCTGCTCGTCAGCCGTTGTGCGGTGCAGCATCCACCGTGTTGTTCTCGTCGTTTACGGCGTGAACATGATCGACAACACGCGACGCCATCAGGTGCGCCTGGTTCATGTTGACCTGTACTGCTATCTGTTGCTTTTGCTCGCCATAGGCTTGCTGGTTCCACTTCCCTGCTAACCATTGGCGGTACTTTGATTGAATGTTCGCTAGGTTCGCGGTTTGCGGTGTCGCTGTATCGACAATCTCCAAACCTTGCTCCGCCAGGCGATGGGCGGCCAACTCGCGTGCGTGCGCGAGGCCGCGCCTCCTCTCGGGCGTTTTCTCCGCCCACGCGT